CCGGGACGGCCCGCACCTGCGAGTAGACAACTGATGGCGACTGAAAGGGAAGGGGGCCGAGAGTGAGCATCACCGCGGTAGGGCCAGCGGTTGACCTGGACGGTCCCCTTCCTGTCGCCCCGGAACGCTCGCTGCTCAACACCCTGTTGCGTGACCGCGAAGGCGACCTGGTCAGCGTGGTCAAGGACCGGGACGCAACACGGGTGTTGAACGGCGTGAACGTGTGGGGCTACCCGGAAGGCTGCTCCGAACTGTGGGAACCATGTTCGGACGGAACCTTTCGCACGAAAAGCGAGGACTCCACACAAACGACCAGCAGGTTCGACAGCTACGCGGTGTACAAGCCGATCACGTGTAGCGCGATCGGTCTTGACAACGACGGCACCCAGGAACTCAACACGAGGATCAGCGCGGTGCTGGAAGCCACCGAGTCAGCCGGCATCGAGCTGGCGCTGGCGGCAGGGGTGGACGGAAGCTCGAACCCGTTTGTCGGTGACGGCGACGTGCAGGACCTGACGCCCACTCCGGGCACAGCGGTGTCACCGGGGGTGGCTTTGTCGATCCTGGAGAACGCGATCGGGGAGACGTGCCGGACAGGGATGATCGGTGCGACACCAGCCACGGTCGCGGCGTTGCAGGCGTTCCCGATCGGTGACCTGTTGGACCGCAGGCTGGTCACCGCGAACGGAACCGCTGTCTATTCAGCCGACGGCCTGATCGGCCTCACAACCGCTGACCTGGCCGCACCCGACCCGGGTGAGGACTGGATGATCGCCCACGGACCCGTCGAGATTTACCTCGGGCCGATCGTCACGTTCGACACCCGTTCGTCCCTCGACCGCTCGGACAACAGCCTTGTGTTCCGGGCAGAGCGATACGTCCTTTCCATCTGGGACACCGCCCTCCAGGCGGCTGTGCTTGTGGACTGGTCAACGTGATCCGGAAGGAGGTTCACTAGCATGGCTTTCAACTGTGGAGTGTCGTTCGGCGCGTGCCTCGTTCGGATCACGCGGGTGGACGACAACGGCAACGTCATCGCAGGCGAGAACAGCTATGTGACGGACAAGCCGATCAGCATTTCCGTGAACCCGAACATCGAGGCCGGCAACAGCTTCAGCGTTCGGAACGGATGCGGCTGCTCCATCTCACGGCGCAAGTTCCCCGACACGTTCAACTGGTGGGAACTCTCGTTGCAGACGGCGACGCTGGAGCCCGAGATGATCGCGTTCATGCTTGGCGCGAACACGATCACCGACGGAGCCGACGTGGTGGGTGTCGCTTTCCCGTCCGCGCTGGCGTGCGACGAGGCGTCCCCCGCGGTGGCGTTCGAGTTCTGGAGCGAGCATGTTGTCGGCTCCGGTTTGGACGCGACATACCCGTACTTCCATTGGGTGTTCCCGTCGAGCGTGTGGCAGATCGGGGACAACACGTTCGAGGAGGGCCCCGCGGAACCGACGCTCAACGGGTTCACGCAGACGAACGGAAACTGGGGTGACGGCCCGTACGGAGACGGACCCCCGGACGGCGAGGACATCAGCGAGGGCGGGTTCTGGGCCACCAACGACACGTTGCCGACCGCTGAGTGCGCGGCGCAGCCGGTGACCTCGACCAGTTAACGCTGATGGCGATCGTTCTCAGCAGAAGGCCAGGAGGGGCCGGGGGCGGCGGAGCCCCCTCCGGCCCCGCCGGCGGCATCCTTGGCGGCACCTACCCCAACCCGACGTTCGCCACCGATGTCGCGGCACCGTTCGTGCTGGCCGAAACCACTGTTCCCGCTGGTGGCGCAGCCAACATCGACTTTCAGAACATCAACCAGACGTACCGGCATTTGCGGATCATGCTGCTCGGCCGCGCCGAAGCTGCGACAGCGAACATGCAAATGACGTTCAACAACGACACCGGCAACAACTACGACTGGGAACTCGTCGCGATGAGCACCGCTGTCGGAGCAGCCGAAGGCGTCGGTGTCGCGTTCGTCCGTGTCGGTTCCCTGCCAGGCTCGAGCGCCCCAGCCAGCGTGTTCGGAAGCACCGTGATGAACATCCCGTTCTACCGGGCCGCGACCCACAAGACATGCAGCTATCTGCAAGAACTGAAGCTCGCGAGCTCCACCACCAACATTTTCACGGTGCCGGGTTCGGGGTTGTGGAGGAACACGGCCGCGATCACCAGGATCACGCTGGCGCCGTCCACAGGGGATTTCAACGAGGGAACGCTCGCGGTCCTGTACGGGTCAGCCTAAAAGTGACCGGTGGCCGCTCTACGCATATACCGTAGGCTCCAGGATCTCCAGGACGTAGACCCCAACGGGCTGCCGAACAGCGGCGTCCCCGTCTACCAGACCGCGGTCTCCAGTTTCGTTGTCCAGACGATCGCGGGGGGCGCAGGCGGCAGTTTCTCTCTAGGCGCGTCGAACCTCGGTAACACGCTGGGTGACACCGGCGTGACCGGCACCCGTGTGGTGCTGGCCGGGATCGGGAACATCACCCTGAGCCAGCTGACGGACGCGAACGGCGGCACCATCTCGATCAGCGGCGCCGGGGGCGCGCAGTCAGTTCAGACGCAGGACAGGTTCAACCTGACCCTGTCCGGCAACACCGCCGGGGTCTTGCAGCAGGTCTCGAGCGGCACGCTGACGTTGGCGGGCGGCAACAACGTCACGTTGTCGCAGAACGGTAACGCGGTCACGATCAGCGGGGCCGCACAATCCGTTCAGCCCGAGACCCAAACGTTTCTGGGGGGCGTCAGCGCGTCGGACACGGTGTACACGTCGGGGACCGTCAACATCGTCGGTTCCGGCGACATCACCGTTTTGTCCGGCACGGGGCAGCGCGTGATCATCAGCGGCTCCCAAAGCGTTCAGCCTGAAACACAAACGTTCGTTGCCGGGATCGCTGGCAGCAACACCACATACACGTCGGGAACGGTTCGTATCACCGGTGTCGGTGGCGGCGTGACGGTCAGCAGCAACACGGGGCAGCGGATCGACATTTCGGTAGCGGCGCCCGTGGCACAGACAGGCACCCAGTTCAGCGCCGGACTGTCGAACCTCGGGAACACCGGCGGGGACACCGGCACTGTGGCGGGCCGACTGGTGCTCGTAGGCAGCAACAACATCACCCTTTCGGGATCCACGAACGGGGTCAGCGAAACCATCTCGATTTTCGGTCAGTCAGGCGGTGGCGCAGGGTTCTCCGCTGGCGTGTCCGGCGGCAACACATCCGGGGACACCGGCGCGACAGGCACCAGAGTGGTGTTCGCCGGCGGCAACAACATCACCCTGTCTCAGTCAACGAACGCGAACGGCGGATCGATCACGGTGTCTGCTCCGCAAACATCGGTGCTTTCCGCTGTCGCGCCGCTGTCGACGTCCACGAACGGCCAGACAATCTCGATTCTCGGGCCACCGTCGTTCAGCGCAGGCGTGTCAACTGTCGGGAACACCCTTGGTGACACCGGCATCACCGGCTCCCGGCTGGTGATAGCGGGCATCAACAACATCACGGTGTCGCAGTCCACGAACGCTTCCGGGGGAACAGTCACGATCAGCGGCGCCAACGTCGGGGGCGCCCAAACAGGCATCAGCGGGATCGCGAACAGCCAGACCACCTACACGTCCGGCACCGTCAGCCTCAGCGAGCTCGGGGCGATCACGATCCGTTCCACCACCGGCAACCAGTTCCAGTTCAGCGTGAACGCGCAGTCCGCGGAATCTCAGTCGTTCGGCATGAGCAATATCGGGAACACGTCGGGGACAACGGGGATCGCGTCTGGCGCCCAGGTCAGGTTCCTACTCGCAGGAGGCAACAACGTCACGCTGTCGCAGTCGTTGAACGGCGCGAGCGGCACCATCACGATCAGCGCGTTCAACCAGAGCGTCCAGTCGCTGGGCATGTACGCGCTCGGCAACACGACCGGCCAGTCGTCCTCGACAACGATGGACGCACGCACGTTGAGCATCCGCGGCGACGGGATCGTCTCCGTCGGGTATTCCAACGGATCCCTTCGCATCAGCGCGTCCCAGAGCGTTCAACCAGAAACGCAGACGTTCCTGGGTGGTATCGCGGCGTCCGACAAGACATACACGTCCGGCACCGTGGTTCTGACCGGCGCAGGAGGCGGCATCACCGTCCAGAGCAACGCGGGCCAGACGATCACGCTCAGCGTGGCAGCGCCGGTGGCCCAGACGAACCAGACGCTCGGGATGTACGCCGTCCAGAACACCACCGGCCAGTCGTCGAGCACGACGATGGACGCACGCACGATCAGCGTTGCCGGCGACGGAGCCGCCAGCGTCGGTTACAGCGCCGGTTCTCTCCGCATCAGCGTTCCGTTGCAAACGGTGGAGTCACAGTCGATCGGCATGTCGAACGTCGGGAACACCAGCGGCACCACCGGCATGGCGTCCGGCGGGCAGGTGCGCTTCGTGTTCGCAGGCGGAAACAACATCACCCTGTCTCAGTCCTTGAACGGAGCTTCGGGGACGATCACGATTTCGGCTCCGAACCTGGGTGCCGGGGCGATGTCCGCGGGCGCGTCCAACCTGGGAAACACCGCGGGCGCGACAGGCATCACCGGCACCCAGCTTGTCCTGGTAGGCACCAACGCGATCAGCCTGTCCCAGACGACGGGGGCGAACGGCGGCACCCTCTCCATCGACGCCCCAGTGACGAGCTCGCTTGTCGGCACGTCCGGCATCTCAATCTCGACGAACGGGTCGACGATCAGCGTGATGCAAACGACCGGCTCGAGCATCCTGTCTTCGTGGCAGGCGTTCGAGGGTCCGATGGCGAACGGTTTCCAGGGGCAGGGATCGGTTCATTTCGCCCCGTATCGTGTGCCTGACCTTCAGCATGACCGTGCGCTGGTGGGCCTCCAGATCAGCAACGCCACGAACTCGTCGAACTCGATCACCCTGTCCGCCCACGTCGGGATTTACAGCCGCAACGGTTCCAGCATCAGCCTGATCTCGTCCACGTCTGGGTCGACGAACTTCTCGGGTTCCGGCACCGTCGGCTCCTACTCCCTGTACGGAGGGATGCGGTACATGTCGATCCCGTGGACGAACACGCTGACCGAGGGTGACTACTGGATCGGGATGCTTGTCCGCACCACGACCGGTGGTGGCGCAGGACACACCATCAACCAGCTTGTCCGTTCCGAGTTCACCGCAGCAACCATCACAGGCTGGTCAGGGCTGATGGGTGCCGCGGCAACGGCGACGGCGCAGCTGCGTCTCGGGCTGGGTGTGTGGTCCGTGACCTCTTCGAGCGTTCCCGGCAGCGCAGCGTTCTCGCACATCACCGGTTCCGGGAGCATGGGAATCCGGGAGCCTTATCTGCAACTCAGGAGCGGAACGGTATGAGCGACGAACCCACCATCATCATCGGCGGCGACATCGGCGTCCACCACAAGAAGCCCGCGAACACGCGGAAACGGATCAAGGACGGGAAGGGCTACCGCGACCTGTCCACCGTCATGGTCGTCCCCACAAGGGGCGTGATCCCGGCGAGGGTGGTGCAGTCGTGGTTCGACATGGTGCCGATGATGAACCAGCCGTTCGTCCGCATGTTCATCGAACGAATGGAAGTCGCCGCCGCCTACAACGCCGCCGTCGAGGTGATCCTGAACCACCCCGCCTTGAGCAACTTCAAGTACATGCTGACCGTGGAGGAAGACAACATGCCTCCCCCCGACGGGCTGCACAGGCTGTTCGAAAGCATCGACGAGTACGCGATCGTCGCGGGCCTCTACTACACCAAGGGCGACGGCGGACAGCCGATGATCTACGGTGACCCGAAGGGCGTGATGACGTTCCAGCCGCAGGTTCCGAAAGTGAACCAGGTGCAGGAATGCAACGGCACCGGGATGGGGTTCACGCTGTTCGACCTGAACCTGTTCCGCGACGAGAACATCCCGCGCCCGTGGTTCCAGACTCTGAACGAGTGGACGCCCGAGGGGGGAGCCCGCGTGGGAACCCAGGATCTGTTTTTGATGGGGAACGCGAGGAGGGCCGGGTACAGGATCGCGTCCGACAACCGCGTCAAGGTCGGGCACTACGATCCCCAGAACCGGATTGTCTGGTGAGCGAAGCGATCGTCTGGGGGATCGGCACAGAAGACCCGAACCAGTTCCCCAACTCGGCCACCACAGGCACCCCGGCAGGCTGGGTGCCTGACAGCACCTCCTCGGCGGATATCACCCTTGACGACGACGAGGTGCTCGAGGATGTGCGTCTGACGGACAGCGCGAACATCAACGTTGTCGGGACGAACGTGACGGTCAGGCGTTGCGAGCTGTGGGGCGGCAGGATCATCAACGACTTCGGTCCGTGCGGCAGCGGCCTGCTGGTCGAAGACGTTTCGATCCTGCCTGAGGATCCTCCCGACGGTCCTGTGGACGACAGCGAAGGGGTGCTGTCAGGCGGCAGCTTCACCGCCCGCCGCGTCGAGATCAACGGCCGCTCGGAAGGAATCCGGGTTGGCAGCAACGACATTTGCGGCGCGGTGGTGATCGAAGACACCTATGTGAGGTTGGTGCCCCCGACACCATGCACCGACTGGCACGGCGACGGCATCCAGGGGTTCAACGGGGGCGGCATCACGATCAACAACATGACGATCGACATGCGCGAAGGGATGGGAGTGTGCCCTGGCACCGCCCCGTTCTGGTGGCCCTCGGGACAGGGCAACACAGGAGACGTTGTGGTCGACCGGTTCCTGGTGATGGGCCAGGGATTCAGCTTCAGGCTGCACATGCCCGGAACTGTCAGCAACCTCAAAGTCGTGGACGACTCCTGGGAGTTCGGCCCCATCGACGTGACTTGCGCGGGAATCACCTCATGGGAAGCAAAGATCGTAACGATCGACTCTGACTACCGGATCACGTCGGTGGTCGAGGACCAACCATGCGAATAAAGGCGGGGAACATGACACGCAGAACACTCGCGCTGGCCGCGCTCACGCTGATCGTGCTCACCATCCCCGCCGCCGCCGGCACCTTCGAGCTCCGGCTGATCTCCCAGACCAGCACAACGATCACGCTTGGCTGGGACACCCAACAGGGGATTGTCGGCTACGTGTTCTACGCGAACGGGCAGCGGATATCGAACACCTGGAACGTGTCACGGACGTCGGTGACGTTCGCGAAAGTCCCTGGTTGTGCGTCCAACTGCTACGAGGTCGAGGACCTGTTGAGCGACGGCCGCGCCGCATACCCACACGCCACACCGCCCCCTCCCCCGCCTCCACCGCCTCCTCCCCCTCCTCCCCCTCCGCCGCCTCCGCCGCCTTCTCCTCCGACGGGTGATCAGTTCCCGAACCCGGCGACGACCGGGGTGCCCGCCGGGTGGGTGCCGACAGCCACACGGTCAACCGACATCACGTTGGGCACGACCGGGCAGGTTCTTCAGGACATGAGGCTCACGAACGGAGCCAAAATATTTGTGCGGGCCCAGAACGTCACGATCCGCCGCGTGGAGTTGTTGGGAGGCTCGATCAACAACGACGTCACGGCCTGCGGGAACGGGCTGGTGATCGAGGACACGTCGATCCTGCCAACTTCGCCTGGGGCAGCCACCAACGACGGTGAGGGCGTGATCTCATATGGCGGCTACACCGCCCGCCGCGTCGAGATCAACGGCCGCAACGAGGGGTTCAGAGTCAGCAGCGTCGACCGTGGCTGCGGACCGGTGGTGATCGAAAACAGCTTCGCGAAGATCGTGCCGCCAACGGGATGCGGCGACTGGCACGGCGACGGCATCCAGGGTTACAACGGCGCCGGGGTAACCGTCCGGAACGTCACGATCGACATGACCATCGTTGCCGGTTGCGGAGGAACGTCGCCGTTCTGGTGGCCGTCCGGGCAGGGCAACACAGGAACAGTGACCGTTGACCGGTTCCTGGTGATGGGGCAGGGATACGCGTTCCGTTTGGGGATGCCCGCCACCGTGGCCGGGTTACGGATCGTGAACAACTCATGGGAGTTCGGCCCAACCGACGTGTGGTCATGCACCCAGATCCCGATCTGGGAAGCGAAGATCGTGACGATCGACCAGAACTACGCGGTCACTTCCATCGTGCGTGACCAGCCATGCAGATGACGTAGATGGCAGCCCCGACACGCACCGGCACAGCGTCACAGGTTGACGGCAGCGCCGGCAACGGCTCGACCAGCGTCACGGTTCCCGCGGACGCGGAATGCGCGGTCGCGTTCTGGACGCATTTCTCGGCGAACGGGGCGACGCTCGCGACCCTCACCCTGGGCGGCAACTCGTTCTTCGACAGCGTCTATGACTTCCAGTTGCCGGTCATCGACGCTGCCACCGCGGAACCCGGCGGCGGCGTCGCGTTCCTCGACGACATTCCCGGCACCGGCACCCAGACGCTTGCGTGGACATGGAGCAACGGCGGCGCCCGCGCCGAGGGCGGCGGCATCTGGATTGTGTGGGTCAAAGGGCAGGACGCGACAACCCCGGTGCGTGACCTGGATGCCGACCAGGGGCAAAGCACCACCAATGTTGAGGCCACGGTTGATTCGCAAACCACGGACCTTGTGCTGGCGATGGCCCAATCAACTGGCGTTACACCGGGGGTGAACGGCACCAAGTTCGTCAGTGATGTGTCGATCAACTCGGAGTCTTACGACCTGTCGGAGATAACCGCGGGCGCGTCGTCCACGGTGGCCACGATGACCGGCGAGAACTACTCGGTGATCGCCGCGATCTCTCTGATGGAACCGCAGGCACCTGCAGCTGGCATTTCCCTGGCGTGGATACGGGCATGAGCCGACCAGGGTTGTACGCTAGACGGGTTGCCAACCCGAGGAGACAAAATGGCAGTCGCTGAACAGGCCGCGCCGAAACGGAAACGCAGCACCGGCCTGAAACTCGACCTCGGCTGCGGACAGCGGCCCACCGACGGATTCCAAGGAGTCGACATCGTCGCAGGAGAAGGCGTCGACCATGTTGTCGACCTGTTCCAGTTCCCGTGGCCGTTCCAGACCAGCACAGTGAAGGAGGTCGTGTCCAGCCATCTGATCGAGCACATCCCGCACTACCGACCCGAATACGAGGGCGTGGACGGGTTCTGGATGTTCTTCAACGAGCTCCACCGGATCTGCAAGAAAAACGCGAAGGTCATCCTTTCGACGCCGTACTGCAAGGCAGACCGCGGGTTCTGGGACCCTTCGCACACCCGGTACATCCATGAGGTCAACTTCTACTACCTGAGCCCGGAGTGGCTGGCCGCGCAGAGCCTGACGCACTATCCGATCACCGCGAACTTCGAGGTGGTCACGATCGACGGGCTGGGGGTGCCCGACGAGATCATGAACCGCAACATGGAGTTGCAGGCTCAGGCCAGGTCTTGGTACTGGAACACGGTGACTGACCTGCAAATCCAGTTGAAGGCGATCAAGTGATGGCCGCGCCGTGTGAGAGAATCCGGGCCTGATGTACGTCGGTTCAGGCCAACCGTTCGAAGCCGTTTTTGAGTCCGGCACCACCGGACTGGCTGGTGTTGTGACCGTCAAGATCGTTGACAACGACGGCGTGATCGTCACGGGCCCGACGACCGCGAACATCACCGAGGACGGCGTCAGCGGTGTGTACATGTGGAACAACCCGGCTGCCCCCGCCACATTGGGGCAGTACACGATCATGTGGAGCCGCGACGGCTCCTACGACCCCGAAGAAACCTCCATCGAAGACCTCGTCATCGTCGCCGCCGCCGCGGGGCCGCTCCCGCCGATCCCACCCCCCGACGACGGTGGCATCCAAACGGGGCCGTGCACGGCGTGGGCGACGGGAGATGACGTGGCCGCCTGCTGCAACGTCGAGACGAGCACGGGTTCCATTTTCGATGACGTGGCAGACCAGGCGTCCCAGTTGCTGTACGAGCTGTCCGGCCGACAGTTCTCCGGGCTGTGCGCAGCCACCAGCTACCGGCCCCCGTGTGACGCGTGCTGGTGCGGCTACCAGATCCTCTCGCGCGGCTACGTGATCGGCCCCTGGGACTACGGCTACCCGCTGTACCTGTGCGACTCCTGCATGATCGCGTGTGCCCCCAGCCGCGTGAAGCTCGCGGGATATCCCGTACGCGAAATCACGTCCGTGAAGATCGACGGAGACACCCTCGACCCGTCCGAATACGTCATCTGGAACCACCGGTACCTCACACGGCTCGACAACGCCCGGTGGCCGATGATGCAAGACCTCACCCTCCCCGACACCGAAGAAGGCACCTTCTCGATTTCGTACACGTATGGCGCGTCCCCTCCCTTGATGGGCCAGGCTGCCGCCGCCGAGCTCGCGTGCGAGCTGTACAAGATGTGCGCCGGCGCCACCTGTGCTTTGCCGAACGGCACCACACGGGTTACCAGACAGGGGATCGTGATCGAGAAGCTGGCGTTCACGTCCTGGGCGTTCCGGGAGCGATCGTGGCGAACAGGGCTGCCGCAGGTAGACGCGTTCTTGTCTGCGTACAACCCGGGCGGCATTCGGCGGCGCCCGGTGTTTTGGGCGCCTGGGAAGCGCCAGTATGCGCAGCCGACGGGATGACCGTCACGCTGATAGAGGCGGGGCTGCATACGCTGCTGGATCTCCCCACAAGCCCGGTTGGCCGTAACGTAACGGAACGCGCGGAACGGGTTGCTGAGCAGGCACGCGAAAACGTTCGCGCCAACTTCCGATCCCGCACCGGGGATTTGGAAAGGTCAATCGGGACGTTCCCGTCCCTAGAAGCTGAGGGTCTAGCTGTTGAAGTAGGAACAAATTTGCGCCCTTTGATCGATCCTGACCGGCAACCGTACGGGCTTGTCTTGGAACTGGGGGATTCCGAGCATCCGATCACCCGCAGGATAGCCCCGATCCTGCGGAGCCCGATCGGGCACCCTGACCCTCTCGACCGTCCGCGGATAAAGGTCACATCACCCACAAAAGCGCCGCGCCCGTGGCTGAAACCGGCGCTAGAGACGGTGTTCCTCGGTGGCTGAGACTGATGGATACCCGCATCTGTGGATGCGTCACCGTCCCGTGGCCTTCTTCCCCGTGTGGGACTCGAACAGGTCACAAGAAAGAGAGGACGACATCTGGCTGCGTCGGCAAAGAGGGGAGACATTCGCTTCGATCGGACGCGTGTGGGATATCTCTACCGAACGAGTGCGGCAGATTTACAAGAAACGATACTCGGACGAGAACTACAAAATGACGCATGGCTGACGCCACAGACCTCAACACCCTGCTCCAGGCCGTGCTGACGGGCGCTGAGGCGGCACTCGATGAGATTCCAGGGTTCGCTCCGGGGCTCTCGGGTGCCCCGGAGCGGACGTTCGTGAGCGCAGGCCAGCCGTCACTTGACTGTTGCGACCAGCTGTCGGTGAACGCCGCCACGATCAGGGAGGGCGCAACCGAACCCGGTGGGCTTGGCGCGGGCACACGCCACCGGCAGAACTTCCGGATCAACCACGTTGGCGCACAGGTGTGGATCACCCGATGCCTCGACAGCAACGACCCGATCCCGCAAATCAGCGCGATCGAAGCGCTGGCGGAGCAGGTGAACGCGGACGGCTGGGCGCTGTGGAACTACCTGTTTCGGTCCGCCGACCTCGTTAGTGTTTGCGACGGTTTGTTCATGGACGCGCTCACCCCTCTTCAGCCCTCAGGTGGGTGCAGCGGCTGGCTGCTCAGCATGCGGTTGCAACTGGCGGGCTACGAGAACGGAGCCTCCTAACCCGAGAGGAGCATTATGCGTAGGTTCAGCGACGAGCTTGTGGAGGACCGCGAGTTCGAGATCGGCGGCGAACTGTTCTCCTGGCGGTACCCGCACTGGGAAGACGGCGCCGCGATCTTCGACCAGACACTGGTGCCGGAAACGAACGGTGACACGTCGGCGTTCTCGTTCAAGGCGGATACCGAACTTGCGATCAGCAGGATCCCGCCGCTGCTTGACCCGAAAAACGATGCTGTGAAGCGGTTCAAGGCTTTGGTGGCCCGGAAGACGGATCCGGTGCCGCGCCACCAGTTGGTGGAGTTGTACCGGTGGCTGGTGCAGGTGAGCAGCGGGCTCCCTACGAGTCCGCCCTCAGAGCAGGCTTCTGGGGGTGGCGAAACCGGCACCACATCCTCGGCAGGATCGTCCTCGAAGGCGGCGACATCGACAACATGAGCTTGCGTGCGTTCCTGTATGCCAGTGATGTGCTGCGGTTGCAGACGGAGGATCGTTTCCACGTGGAAACGCCTGCGGAACGGCCTGCTGCCGCACCTGGTGATATCGCGGCACGCAACACACAGGCGATGGACGCGCTGATGGGCATGACAAGCGGGGTGCAGGGCGCTCCTGGCGCACGGCGGCAGCCGCGGAGGGCTAGGCGTTGAGCGAACTTATCGCCGAAGCACGTGTTCTGGTCAGGCCGGACACGACGGCGTTCCGGGCAGAACTCGTCCGTGAGCTGGCTGTTGCTACGCGAGGGATCACGGCGCCGGTGCAGGTGGTGCCGGTGGCTGGTGCTGGCACCGCCGCTGCCGCTGCGACGACGTTGGCGGGTGCGCAGCGCAGAGTGGCTGATGAGACGCGCGGAGCTGCTGACGCGGCGAAGAACGAGGCCGCTGAGCGTCGTGCTGCGGCTGCTGCGACGGCGGAGCACACACGTCAGTTGAACCAGTTGCAGCGTGGCGCCGCGGCGTCGGCTTTGGCTTTGACCGGTGTGCGCGGCGCAACGTTGGCTGCGACGGGCCCGTTCTTGGCGGGCGCGGCGGCGGTCACGGTGTTCGCGAAGTCGATCCAGAGCAGCGCCAACCTCGAGGCGAGCCTCAACGTGTTCGCCGTCACCGCCGAAGCGACCGCCGACCAGATGGAACGGATCCGCGACGTGGCGATCGAGCTTGGCGCCGACCTGTCATTGCCGGGTGTGACCGCCCAGTCCGCCGCGGACGCGTTGGCGCAACTGTCGCGTGCCGGACTGGACGTGGAGGATTCCGTGGCGGGTGTGCGGGGCACCCTGCAACTTGCGACCGCCGCCGCGATCGACAACGAATCCGCCGTGACCTTGGTGGCGAACGCGTTGAACGCGTTCTCACTCGCGGGGGCGGACGCAACCCGTGTGGCGGATCTGTTGGCCGCAGCCTCGAAAGAGTCGCAAGGTTCGATCGTGGACGTCGGGCTTGCGTTCCAGCAGTCCGCCGCCGCGGCAGCTCAGGCGGGACTCACGGTGGAGGACACGATCGCGCTCCTCACAGAGCTTGGGCGCGCAGGGTTGCGCGGCTCCGACGCCGGCACATCTTTGAGGACCGCGCTGATCCGGCTGATCGCCCCGTCGAAGCAGGCGAAGGAAGCGCTGGAAGGCCTCGGGGTCGCGGTCCGTGACCAGGCAGGGAACGTGCGGCCAGAGGTGTTCGCGGAGATCACCGACCAGTTGAACAGGATGACGAAGGCGCAGGAAGACGCGACCCTCGCTCTGATCTTCGGCCAGGACGCGTTCCGTGCAGCCAGCATCCTTGGGCGTGCCGGGGCGCAGGGGCTGAACGAGATGCGCGAGGCCACACAGGAGGCCGGTGCCGCCGCCGAACTCGCCGCCGCCCGCACACAGGGCTTGGCGGGCGCGTTCGAGAACCTGAAAAACCAGGGCGCCACCCTTGGGCTCGCGATCGGTGATGCCGTCAAGGGGCCACTCACCGACTTCCTGAACTTCACAGCGGAGGGCATCCAGAACATCAACACGTTCGTCGGGTTCCTTGGACGGATCGCCGGCACCTCGGACGAAGCCGCAGAGTCGATCGGGGATCTCACCTCAAGGGTGAACAGCCTCTCTGTGTCGGCGGACAACTCCGTTGCGGGCCAGCAGCGGCTGCAGGAAGCGATCAAGGCGGTCCAAGAGGAGTTCGTGAGCCTGATCCAGGAGGCAGGCAACGTCAACCTCGCGGTCGCGAACCGCGGCGCCGAAGCGGGGCAGGGGCTGCTTGACAGACAGAAGGAAGTCAACGCGGCGCTCGAGGCGACACAGCCTGCCGCGCTGACCGCCCGCGACGGCATCGAGTCGTATCGCGGGGAGGTAGCCCTTGCAGCAGATGCCGTTGAGGGACTCATCAACAGGATCGACGAAGGCCGCGACAGGTTCGCGAAGCCGCTGCCGACTCCGCAGGAGCCTGAGCAGCGTCGTCCTCCCACGATCGGCCCGACCGCAAAACTGGACGCCAGAGCACAATTGGCTGCTGCACGCGAGGATCTTCAGGCACTGGAACGGGTTCAGGAGGTGCAGCTGGAGAACGCGAAACGGGCGTTCGAGAACAGCAAGGGGAACATCGAGCAGCGCACCCGGCTGTTCAACGAGGTTGCCGCCGCCGACTCAAGGTTGATTTCCACCAGACGCCAGATCGACGCGAAACAGGACGCCGAGCGGAAGGCAGCTGCCGCCGAACGGGAACGGCTCGCCCGCGAACGGGAACAGGACGCACGGCAGGAGCAACAGGACCTTGTGGCTTCGCTGGAGCGGGTCAGAGAGGCGCAGCAGGTCAGGATCACAGACGTTGGCCTGACGGAGTCGCTGCGTGACGATATTCGCGAAACGCAGGATCTGCGGAGACTGATCCAAGACCAGATCAAACTGGTGCGTTCACAGGTGACGGACGAGCGGACCCGAACCGCCGCGATCGACTCGCTGACTTCAGCGAGGAACGCGACGAACACGGCTTTGAAGCGGTTGGCGCAAGAGGAACGGGAAGCGCGTGAGGAACGGGCGCAGCAGGCGAAAGACCAGATCGCGGAGAACCTGTCGCTCAGAACCCAGATCGCCCAGGCGAGAGGCGACGAGGACGCCGTGGTGGCCGCGTTGGACGCCGAGATCGCGAACCAGCGTAAGCGTGTGGCGGCGGCGAAAAAAGCCGGGGAAGGAGTGCTCGAGGAGACACTGGCGTTGGAGAGGCTGCGGGCCCAGCGGCGCGACCTGCTGGAAGAGGCGAAGGAGGCCGTGACGGGTGGCACCACGCTTGCCGACCTGTTCAATAGGGCACGCGAGATCGCGGGTGGCGCAGGGAACGTGGGGCAGACAGCGTCGGGCCTGCGTGGGCTGTCCGCGACTCCGCGGATTCAGTCGGAGGTGCAGCAGCGTCTCGACATTGTCAGCGACCCAGCGAAGGCGGCTGCCGCTAGACAGACGCAGGCGACGAACAACCTGATCACGGCGATCAACCAACTGACGCAGGCGATCACCGGGCAGAACGCCCCGGCGAACGGCACCGGCCGCATCACCCGGAGGGACCAGAACGCGTTCCGAAACCTGTCCGAGGAGCAGCGGTTCTTCTACCAGAAACAAGCAAAAATGATGGTTGAACAGGGACTCGTCGGCTGATGGCAACCGACCTGTGCGTGCAGTATAACGTCGGCGCTTCGCTGAAGATGAACGAGGGCGGCATCGGCGGCACCACCACCACCATTCGCCCCACGTCGATTCTGGGGTTGGACGGCAGACCCATCAGGGCCACGATCCTTCCGAACGGCGCCACCGGCGGCGGCGACAAGCTCACGGCACAGTTCGGTCCACGGCTGATCCGTGTCGAAGGCGAAGTGATCGCATACAGCGGCGGCGAGCTGTTGGCCCCATCTCCTAGCCTGACCACGTATCTGTCGGCCGTGAACGCTCTGGTCGACGCATGGATCGCCGGCCTGGAAGCGGCGCTGAACAGCACGTTCACGTTGTCATGGACAGCCACCGGGCAGGGAGCGTCGAGCCTGACGGTCAGCTACGGGTTTGAGGGCGGAGAATTCCAGACCACACCGTCACCGGATTTGTCGGAACCGACGAAGGTGTCGTTCGGGCTTGTTGCCGAAACAGGCTGATGCGCGCGTTCCTGGACGCATCGGAGGTGACGGTGTACTGCCAGCGGATGGCGTACACCCCTGACCTGAACGGACTCTGGTCAGCCGAGATCAGGTTGGCGTCCCAGTACGTGGGCGGCATCACCGAGGGCGGCACCGAGCTGGTCATCACCACCAACGGCGGCTCCACGTTGTTCGCGGGGCCGTGCTGGTACGGCGAAGACGACGGCGACGCGAACGACCAGTTCACCACCCTGACAGGGTTCGACCACCGCGTGAAGTGGCCGTTCCGCCAGGTGATGGACCCCGACTGCGACTACAGCGACCCCGACATTTTCCTCACCAACGAGAACGCGGTCGACATCATGGCCGCGGCGATCGACAACAACGTCTCCTGCGACGGCAGCTACGGCATCACGTTGGGGTCGGTGAGCTCCTCGAGCTTCCCGTTGATCGGGTTCAAGCCGACGGACTGGCCGTGGACGATGCAGCAGCTCTGGGACTTTTTGGTCAACACCGGCACCCTCGACGTGATGCTCAACCCCGGCGTCGGAGGCTCCACCGTTGACCTGTACCCGGGGGACGCAGGCAGCGACCTGTCCGGGTCAGTGTCGTTCGACTACAACACGGGATCGTTCAACTGCATCGGCGCGAAATACACGTTCGATCTGAAAAACACGATCTCGAGGATCCGGTATTTCCTTGGTCCGAAACGGCCGCAGTACCGCGGGGACATTCAGCACTGGGCGGGGGACGTGCAGATCGATGACCCCGATTTGGATTTGTATGACCCGGTGAAACAGGCGCAGATCGACAGCCAGTCCGGAGCCATCCAGGGCGTCACGGGGCTGATGCGCGAAATCCAAATCTATGACGCGATCCCGAAAGAGGCCGGCGGCGAGATCACGCTGAAGGACCTGTATTTGGCGTTGTGGCAGTCGGAGATGCTGGTGCGGACGGTGCCACGCCGGCTGCTGTCGATGACGCCGGAGCCGGGGATCAGCCCGTCGTTTGGTGTGGGTGACATCATCACCGCCAACGCCGTGCTCCGCGGGTCCGTGGGTGGGGCACAAAGGGTTTACAGGTTCACGGTGGAGCAGGACACTGAGGGCAACGAGATGATCACGAACCTTGTGACAAGCGCGGACGGTGAGGTGTGACCCGCAACCTCGACAGGGACACGCCGGTACGGAGGATCGCGAACAACCAGACGGCGATCCGCAACGAGGAACGCAAACCCGTCCTTGGCGGCTCCCTGATCTACGTGGGGGATTTCGTGGGTCCCGACGATCCCGCGAACGACCCGCCGGACGCGAGTCCGGACTCGCCGCCTTGGGAGAACGGGTTCACGTATCTCGCCGGCAGCCCGGTGTGGTTCGCGCACGGAGTCGACGGCGAAACGGACATGGGTGGAATGTATGACCTGATCACCGGCAGCCCGGTGTCGGGGACGGTGGCGTTCACGATGCCGCTCGAGTGGGCCACGGAGGCGCCGCCGCTGCATGTGTTCGCGGTGCTGATCGAGGAGGGCGCGTCCGACGACCTGGATATTTTCGCTGTTGCGTTGCAACGGATCGACTCTTCGACCGGCGAGGTCAGGATCTACTGGCCGATCTGCGCGGACCTGTGCGTGACCTGATGGCCGGCATCCGGATAGGAGGCACAGCGATCCTCGCGCAGCAGTACATCCCGTTTTGCAACACGGACGGGCAGCAGTGGATCAGCGTCGTCACCCCTGACCCGGGCCAAGACGAAGTGCAGATCAGCGCCACGACGGCGAACGCGATCGCCGCGCCGGTGTTGGCGCCGAACAGCAGCCTGGTCGCGTGGAAACAACAGGGCGGCATCCGTGTCGTCGAGCCGTCCGGCGCGAACGAAACCGAGATTGTCAACTCGGCAGCAGGTGCGTGCTGGACACCACAGTGGCACCCGGACAGCAGCCACCTGATCTATGTCCAGAACGTGGGTGGCACAGGAACCGACGACGAGATCCGCCGCGTCGACGCGGACGGGTCAAACGACACGCTGGTCTACACGGAACCGTCGAACCTGCCTATCGGCGGCTGCCAGTACACGTATGACGGCTCCAAGATCGTGTTCAGCGTGCTGGTGAACAGCACCACGATCGGGGTGTGGGTGATGGACCCCGACGGCAGCAACGCGACGCAGCTTGACACGCACCCGACGTCAGGGGGGATCATCCGGCAGGAGGTGCCGCTGTTTCCGCTGGGGAAGGCGAACAACTGGGTGACCTGGAACGACAACACGGTGGCGTCCCCGACGTGGAAAAGGATGGACACGGACGGCACGAACGTGGTGACGTTGTGGACGTTCTCGGCGGGGTTCAGCAACCCTGTGTACGCAGGCTGGGCACCCGACGACAGCGTGATCTACCACCACAGGGACTCGAGCCGCGAGATATGGAGCGTTCCCGCGGACGGGTCCGCCGGCAGCCTGGTGTTCGACAACGCTTCGCAGGCTTATACGTCGGGGCCGTGGGTGTGGGCTCAGGCGCCGCTCAGGATCTATGACGTGGAGAACCAGGCGATCATCAACGACAACCTGACCAGCATTTTGGCGAACGGCACCGACAACCGCGACGAGACGGACGGCACCAACACGGTGAGTTTCGTGACGGTATGACCGCCGCTCGTTTTAGACTTTCGGTATGAGCGCAGGCAGGCCAGCGGACCCTGTGTCGACGAACACGACGGCGGCGTTGATCGCTGTGCCTGTCGGCGCGGGCTCGGTGACGGTGGTGGGCCGTCCTGTGTGCCGTGTGATCACCCCGACCGCGGCCACCCAGACCGCCGTGCCGACAGGAGCGTAGATGGCGAGCGTGCAGTTCAACATCTCGAAGGGCCGCGAGGTCGAGCTGTACGAGCGGGTCAACACGAACGACCCCACGAACAGCGCGCTGATCCTGATGGTGCTGGAGTCAGGGTCAGCGTCGGGACTGTCGGGACTACCGGACTTCGACACGTTCGCGGCGATCCTGGCGGGCGGGTACACCGAGGTGGGGAACGCCAACTACGCGCGGAAAACGCTGACGGACGCTGACCTTGCCGCGTGGGCCCCGGACGACACGAACAACTGGATCAGGCTGGTGCTTCCGTTGCAGTCGTGGGCGAACATCGGTTCAGGCGACACCTGGGATCTGGGGGTTGTCGGGTATGACCCAGACACGACAGGGGGAACGGACAGCGCGATCGTGCCGATCACGGGCAGCGAGCTCCGCGAGAACGGCACCGCTTTGGTGCCGAACAGCAGCACAATGGTGGTCGACTTCTCGAGCGCCTGGATCACCGCCACCTAGAGGGAGGAACCATGGACGAAGAGGTGTTGGAGGAGACGCCCGGGAAAGAGGGCGACGATCAGAAGGCGTCGAAGGGCGCGCCGGTCGAACCTGTGCGCGGCAAGGACCTGGAGGACGCGCCTGATCTGAAGGACTCGGACGATGACGTCTGAGCAGCGAACAGCGATCAGAGGCATTCTGAAGCGGTATCTCGAACGGAGCGAGGCGAACAAGGCCGCGATCCACTACAGCCAGTTCCGTCCCCTCACAAGCCTCGGGGACAGCCCGTCAACGGGGTTCACCACCGACTGCTCCGGGCTCGTGATCAGCGCGTTCTACTGGGCCGACCTGTGGTTGCCGTACACCGTGAAGGACCCTGGTGGGTTCGGGTACACCGGGTGGGGCTGGACAGGCTCGATCCTGGAGACCAACAAGAAACGCAGGGTGCCGTTGGACCGCAAGTTTTTCGTGGGTGACATGGGGTTGTACGGAACCTCGTTGGCGCGCACAACACATGTGGTTGTTTGTCGCCGCAACGGTGACGCGATGAGCAGCGTGTGGACAAGCCACGGGAACGAGAAGGGCCCGTACGCGGTCCGGTTGAACTACCGGCGTGACCTGTTGTGTGTGGTGCGATCGGAGGCTCTGGCATGAACCTACGCAAGACCGCGGAAACAACCGTGTCGATCACCCTTGGCTGGGACCCTGTGCCGTGCGAGGGCTACCTGTTTTTCAAGGACGGCGTGCGGGTGTCCCGCACGTTCGATCCGGCACGGAACTCGGTGAAGTTCTCGAAGCCGTACCAGTCGCTGGGTGTGCAGGCGATCGTGTTCACCGTCGTGAACGAAGGCACGTACCCGGGGTCGACGCCGCCGCCGGTCACGTACAAGAAGGTGGCGCCACGGGTTGCGTACCAGGCCGACGCGAGCGACGCGCGGTACTGCCTGTTCGAGCCGAACGGCCAGCTCCGCCCCGGGCTCGCGTGGATCGACGCGGCCAACCACGCGGCGGGTGTGCGCGACGAGGTTGCCCAATATGATCTGAACGGGTTGTGTTTGGGTGCGGAACGCACGGGGGGTTCCGCGGCGGACGGGATCGTGTCAGCGAAAGAGATCGACGGGAGACCGTTGTGCGAGCTTCCGATGACAGGGGACCCGACACAGAACACGGGAAGTTGGAAGGTGTGAGTGGCGTGACTGCGGCAGTCGTCAGGCATCCATCGGGAGGGGCCAGTTGCCCGGTCGGCAAGAGTCGCGCGAAAAGGTACTGCGGGGGATAGCAGTCACCGTGACCGTCGTGTGGGTGGTCGCGACATTGGTACAAGTCATTGACCCTTCGCGGACGGTGCCGGCGACGGTGAACGTGATCATGGGGATGGTGGTGTCCGCGTTGTTCGGGGCGGCGGCGGTGGCGGGCACACGCAGGAACGGGAACGGGAAGTGACTGATGCCTGACCGTGTTGTCCGCAAAACGCTCGAGCTGATCGGGAAGCACACCAGCCTGGTGGTGTTCGTTCTGACGGTGACGATGTTGATCGCCGCGATCTTCGCCGCCCTCGGGTGGAACGAGGCGCGCGAGGCTCAACGCCGCCTCACATCGGTGGAGCAGCAGCAACGAGACGAAGCGACAGGCAAAGACATCGCGGACGTCACGACGTGTTTCAACCAGTCATACACCACTCCCACCCTGATCGTGATTTTGCGGGGGATCGCGGTGAAACTCGACTCTGACCCGAGGGACGCGACGCTCGCGTTGATCGACCAGATGGATAACGACATTCCCACCCTTCAGGATTGCAGGATGCTCGCCCGGAGGCTCGGGATCGACCCGAGTCCCTACATACGGAACCCGTCGGCACGCGCGGGAGAAAGAGGCACACCATGAACCTGTCAGCAAGCGACGTGGCGTTGATCACGATCGCTGTCGCGCTCGTCGTGGCAGTGCTGTTCGGCTTCAACATCACCGAATAGGAAGGAACAGGCCCACATGGATTTCGTGAGACAGGCAGCCAAAGCAATCTACGCGGCGGTCGTCGGGTTCCTCGGCTCCCTCGTAGTGGTTATGGTGGGGGACGTGGGGTTCGGTGACATCACCGACGGCCAGTGGGTCGCGGCCGTGTTGCTGGGTTTGACCGCCGGTGGCGGCGTGTACGGCATCAGAAACAAGGCGGGCGAGGGATAGGTGCTCGTTGACGAGCTGATGGTGCGACTGAGGTTCACCGACATGGGGTTGACCAACAGCGAACTGGTGGTGTTGCAGGCGGCGGCGGACGGGCTGACCGCGAAGCAGACGGGAGAGAAGATCAGGCGTTCACCGGAAACGGTGAAACACCATTTCAAGGGGATCTATTCGAAGCTGAACGCGAACAACAAAACACACGCGGTCGCGATCGGGTTCCGTCAGGGTCTGATCAAGTAACGCGGTTGAGGCGCCGTTCGCACGCTTCGCGGCCGGCGATGGTGGGGTGACGGTGACGGCATGTTTTGTGCCGCGTCCCGCCCAGTCCCCGCAGCACCCCGTGCACCTGCGAGTGATGGGCGGCGCAAACCTGGACGGTCCGTGAGTCGGGGTCTGTGGGGTCTACGTGGTGGTGGTGGATCAGCCCGCGGCACGGTCCGACGGCGTCACCCAGCAGGTGGTCAACGACGCAGTAGTCGCGCGGCAGGCTCCGCCACGCCTGCTTGTCGTACACAGTTTTGTTCACCGCAGTCCACGCCTTGTCTACCCGATACCGTAACGGTCCAGTCGGCCGTTATGGACGCTGTCGTGGCAGAGTCGGCACAGCCACAAAAGGTTCTTTTCCGAGTCGTCACCGCCCTGTGACCTGAACAGCGTGTGGTGCGGGTCGGTGCCGGGTCTGCGCTCACAGATTTCGCAGGGCTCACCGAGGTGCTCGAGCCGGAACTGGCGCAGCGCCTCCGGGTCCTTGATACGCCCGGGAGGGCGCGGGTCGAAACTAGCGGCTGGCAAGCGCCGCGTCCTTCACGCGGAGAATCTCCTCGCGGCGATCGTCCGGGCGCAGAAAGAACACCCACCGGTCCTTCACAGACTGAGGCTCACCGTTCTTCCACGAACCGTTTCCCGTGGGAGGGGGGCGTAGGCGGTGCCACGTTGGTGCCCACGTCCAGTTACATGCCTTGTACAAGCTGCCGGTGTGACCGACAGACGGGTCAGAGTAGGACACCACTGTGGTGACCTGCGGCTCCTCGCGGCGCAGACATTTCGCGACCGCGCTCCATTGCCGTGACCCACCGTTTGGGATTCCTTCCAAACACCAGCGGACCAGCTCGAGCCACGTTCCATCCTGTGGCAGACGCCGGGACGTGGGCTTGGCGAGCACTAGCACCCCGTATTCGTCTGACCAGGCGAAGCCGCGTCCTGTATGCCCAAGGTAGTGGAGTTCATCGAGGTAGTGAGCGACAGTGAGGACGGGGACTCTCATAGCGGCCTGTGGCAGCACCGGCAAGTCCGCGGATCGGTTGGCTCGTCGGTGCGGAGCGCGTCCCTCAACTGGTGGTGGGACAGTCGCTCCGTCTCGGCCCGCTCGAGCCACTCCACCTGCGCGGAGTGATCCACGTTCACCTCCCCCGTGCTCGTGTCCACCACCTCGAGCGCCGCGACGGCCCGGTGGTGGGACCACGACAGGTTCTCCCGGCGGATCGAGCGTGGCACCTTCTGGGACACGCGGAGGTATTCGAGCATGCCGGCCTCGCTGATCTGAAGGACCTCAGCGGCCTGCGCTGCTTTGTCCGGGAACTGTGTTTCCCCTAGCAGCAGCCAGTCGCCGATCGCGAACCGCAGCGACTGGTGCATCCGGCCCAGCAGGCCGCCGACGGCTTCGTATTCGCTGTAGGTGAGGTCTGGTTTGTGGAGGTACAGGCCGGTGGCTTTGAGAGCTCCGTTGGCGGCGAGCTCGTCCAGGAGCTTGGTGTGGCGGACAGGCAGCGTCTCGGTCACGCGGCCACCTTGATGCGATGAAACAACTGTCGTCCGATGAACTCCGTGTACGCAGGAGGAATGCTCTCGGATAGCTCCTCGAGCGTCATCCAGTCGATCCCCATCGCTTCCCGCTGCTTCGCGAGCGGGATGTCCCAGGAGCCGATCTCGATCGTGGCGCGAACGAGGCCGGTGCTCTTTCCGGTGCGCGCGACGGAGCGTCCGCCGGGGTAGCGGTCGGGGCCGTTGAGCAGGTGGCGGCACGGCCAGGTGGGTGGCTCGAGCGGCCAGTTCGTCTCGAACAGCCGGTGCCGTTGCACCTCGAGGGGCGGGTCGAGCATCGTCCCGCACAACTGCACCGGGTCACGCAAGGGGGCGCCGACGACGTTCTCGATCATGTATGGCAGCCCGGTCGCCTCGACAAGCACGCGGGTGGCGTCGATCAGATCCGGGTACTCGCCCACGTTGCCGGTGCGCTGATAGGCGGTGAACGCCTGACACGGCGGACTCGCGTGGATCGCGTCGAACAACCTCGCCACCGGCCGCTCCTCAAGAAACATGAGGGCGCTGTCCTGGATGAACTCGAACGGGTAGTTCGGCTGGGGCGCAATGTCCACGCCGACGACGTCGAATCCGGCGCGGTGGTATCCCATGGACGCTCCACCGGCCCCGCAGAACAGATCCAAGAGGCGTGGTTTCATGGCCGGGGTGGGATGGCGAGGATCTGTTCAACGATCCGGTTGTGGCTGGCCCACAGCTGGGCGTGACGTCCGCACATCGGTTTGTTGTTCACGTGGGTGAACACGGGGGCGCCGCACACGCCTCCGCCGATGGGGGCTTGGCAGACGCGGCCGTCTCGGCTCCGTTCTCGCCACATGTCCCGTGACTGTTCCAGCCTCGCCACCTTTCGTTTGAGGGCCGACAGCTCGCGTTCACGTGACCGGTGTTTTTCTTTCCACGACTGCCGCGAGCTGCGTACCCGTCGGTTGTCGTCGTTCAACCGTTTGCGCTGCTGCTCAAGTTTGATCACGCGGACGGACAGCCGGTTGATACGAAGCGTGATCGCTTCCGCCGCGGTCATGGCTCGAGCGCCTGCCTGGTGGCGGCACGGTCGAGCGACCGGAACGGGCCCATCACCGTCCAGTATTCGATCTCGACGGGGTTGCAGTCCGGGCACGGAGCGACCTCTTCGATGAACTCTTTCGGGTTCGCCCTGATTTGGTGTTCGGTCATCCAGATTGTTTGTTGCGGGGAACGGAGCCGAACCGTCACGAACCTGTCGCCTCGGCAGGTGGCGCAGTCTGTGAGTTTGGCGTGACGGTTGGTGCCGGGGCGGGCGGGCGTGTCGAAAGCGAAGTCGTTCATGGTCAGGCTCTCCTGAGTGGTTTCCGTGCCAGGGTGTCCCAGTGCTTCTCCAGCGCCGGCGCGGTGAGGGTGGCGCTGTCGAAGTGGAGGGGCCAGCGTTTCGCGCGGCGGATGATCTCGTCTGGTGTGGCCCCGGCCTGGCGGAGGCTGAAGCAGACTTTGCCGCGCAGCGTTTGGGCGCTGCGGGTGGTGGGTTCTCCGAACAGGGTGTTGAGGGTGTCCCACACGTCGTTCCTTGGCCGTTGGCTTTTGCCGTTCTGCGGCGCAGCCGCAAGAGGTTTTGGTTCAAGGTCTACTTCTGGTTCATGTGCGGCACCTCGTGCCGCTGGACTACCGGCATCTGGTGCCGCTGGTTCTGCATGAACTGCCACTGGTGGAAACACGTAGTCATACCCCCGGAGCGTGCCGTCCTCGGACCTGCGGCGCCTACGCTGAATCAGCCGCGCTTCGTCGCAGAGATAGTCGATCGCCATTCGCACAGCACGTTCAGAGAGGTTGCAATCCTGCGCCACGGTCTTGATGTACGGGCGGCAGCACAGCGTGTCTTTGTTGCACCGGTCAGCGAGCGCCACGAGAACGAGCTTGCGGGTGCCGGTGCCGACGTTCTGCGCGAACGCCCACGTCACATGCGCGACGCTCATCGTGTTATGCTCTCTCCAGCGCTCATCTCTGTGCGTAGCGTACCGCGACATGCGGGACGCCTTCAAGACCCACCCTCTCCCTCGGTGGGTCTTGTTGTTAGCGGGGCGCACGGGATCACCACGACATGAAAGTGGCAGCGCCCGTTATGACCGGATCGTCCACGCCCCGCCAACCCTATGACGCGTCCGTGTCGAGCCGCTGCTGAAGCTGCGCGTCAAGCTCGTCCTGCACGTCCTGCGGAACAGCCAACTCTTGGCCGTCCAGCACTTTCGCGAACGCGGCGCGAATGTCATTGGTTGACGGTGGCGGCAGGTCCGACGGCTCGAACGTGTCGCGCAGATGGACGGCTGCGCCGGCGACAACCTGGAACAGCGCGTCCCTGTCCGCTTTCGCCAGTGACTTGGTGTCCGTGGACTCCGGGAACAACAGCCTGCGTGCCGAGTCAGCGAACGCCATGAACAGATCATGGGTGCCTTGGTCGTAGGCTGAGACGGCCTCTGTGATCTTCGCCCATGACCGGGGCACAGGGAACCCCTTCGGCCCCTCGACGCGCTTCTGGGGCTGCTCAGCGGCCTCTCGGGGCATTTCCTCGGCGGGGGTGGGATCGAACCCCGCCAACGTGACCACGAAGCCGAGTGGTTGGCGTAGCGCCTTCGATGTGGCACGGGTTTGTGCCATCGAGCGCAACGCGTAGTCGTCGCGGCTCGCCCACGTCCGTTCGGTGCGGAGGCACTCGGCCTCAGCCGCACCCACGACCTGGCCCGCGAGGGTGCGTGCCTCCACCCTGGCTTCCCATCCGTCCGCGACCTGGCGTGTCCACTCGCACACCGGGAACACCCCGAGCATGGTGCCCAATAGCGTCCACCCCTCGACGCGCACATGCTCCCGGCCCTGAATGCTGACCGTCAGCTTCCGGTCAACCAGCACGTTTTTGAGTGTGTCCGCGAGGTCGGTGGCCCTGCGGATGATCTCCGCAGGGTCCTCCGTCCGAAACAGGTTGCCGGCGCTGACAGGCTCGAGTTCCTGCCCGACGGATTCCATGTCGATGATCTCCAGGTCCTCGGTCATGCTGCCCTGCCGTGCGCGTACTTCAAGAGATGGGTTGTCTGCCAACCTCGTTCCGCAGACCAAGCCGCATCCCCAGCCTCAGCCCAAGCCGCATCCCTAGCCGCAGCCCTAGCCGCAGCCCAAGCCGCATCCCTAGCCGCATCCCTAGCCGCAGCCCAAGACGCAGCCCAAGCCGCATCCCTAGCCGCAGCCCAAGACGCATCCCTAGCCGCATCCCCAGCCGCAGCCCTAGCCGCAGCCCAAGCCGCAGCCCAAGCCGCAGTCGAAATCTGTCCGTTGGCGGACAGGCGGCACGCCTCGATTGCCCTTCTCGGTCTGTCGTCGTCCGGTCTAGCCTTCTCGAACAACGGAAGCACCCGTTCCGCACAGTCCGCCGCGAACAACCGGGCAAGCCGGTCATCCCACGCCAGTTGCTCCACGATGCGTGCGCGTCGTACTACGATCTTGTTCTCTTCCGCAATCAGTTCCTCGCCATCGACCTCGGCCACCCACAACGTCGGCCCGATCCATTCGAGGAGGTCTTGTCTGCGGCACAGATGCAAGCCGTTCTGGCACGGCACGAGTTCGCCCGTCACGGTTTTCCATGCCCCCTTGCGCCACGCGGCATCGCCGCCGTGACAGGACTTCCTGCCGTTCAGCCACTTGTAATACGTAGCGGTCACGCCTTCACCGCCAACGCCTGCCGCACCAGGTCCCCGAGCTCGTCGCCCTCGGGCCGCTCCGACAGGAACTCCTTGATCGTTGACTTGAGCAGGTTCTGCGGGCGGTCGCGTTTCGACGCGAGCGCGATCGTCATCGCCAATGAGCCGAGCCAGTAGCTGTCGGTGTTCGGTGTGTTCGTCATGTCGTCTCCCTCTTGTTGAGTTCGTGTGGGCCGTCGATCTTGCAGTAATAGCCGTCCGGCAGCGCGTCGTTCACCGCGTCCGCGGCGTCGTTCGTGGAGTCGTCCAGGATGTTCTGCTCGTCCTCGGTGAGAGGAGCGGCGGTCCCATCCCATTCGACGCGCAGGGTGTAGGTGCGGTATCTAGGCATCCCCCACCATCCGCTCGTAGTACGTCGGGTGCTTCGGGTCATCGAGCGCGTACGCGTCGGCGCTGTCGTACGACGGCGGCATCGTGGCACGCGCCATTTCGGCTTCGTGCGCCCACGGGCCGATCTCGCGCCGAACCTCCGCGTAGAAGTCCAGCGCGACCGCGTGGATGTCGAACCGGAGCACGGCCCCGTCGTCGGTGGTCACAATCATGACGATGCGGCCCTCGTCCTCATCGAACGTGATTGAGTCTGCGGTGATCATGTCTCCCTCTTGGCTTTCGCGAGTGTTCGGCCTGCGTCTGAGACGTTGCGTGCGGACGGCAGCCATGGCTTGAGAATCCACTTCTGTCCGGTCTCACCTTCGGTGTCCAATACACCTACGGGGCACTCGGTCCATTCTCCTTCCCGGCCGAGCGTGACTAGCGCTACGCCGACGGCTTCTGGTGTGGCGCACGTGGCGATCAGGTCTCGTGTTCGTCCCTCGCCACGGCAGTCCTGGCAGCGCAAATTCGTTTGGATGTGCAGCTCCACGTGAGTGACTTTCCCTGTGCCGCCGCACGCGGTACAATCGCAGAGGCGGTAGATGTGGAACCGCTCGCGCTCATGGTGCGGCTCTGCCGTTACGTTACGGATCATAGGGTGTCGTCCTCCCTCTGTTTCGACCGCACCCACACCCATCGGGTGACGTTGCCTTTTTCGGCGCGGATCGTGTCTCCGAACCTCTGAACGTCCCAGCCGGCGGCTGTGTGTCCCCATTCTTCGACGCCGATCGCGTCTGCGATTTCTTCGTCTGCCAGGAGCACGCTGCTTACGTGCCGCTCGGTTGTTTCTATAACCAGATGGTTTCTCATTCGTCGGTGTCCTCGGGCTGGTCCTGGACCCAGTCGCCGCCGCACCCGCACTCTTCGGGTTCGAGCCATCCTTGCCCGTACTCCGACTGAAACAGCACAGTGACTCCCTGTGTGTGGTTTGTGCATGCGGGGTTGTCGCACCACACGGTTGTTGTGTGCCGCTCGTACCGTGCGAGCCAGTTGTCGTATCCGGGGAGCTCGGTCATGGCTTGCGGCTGTTCGTGAGTAGCCATTGCACGGCTTGTTTGGTGATGCCGGCGGCTTTGCCGATTTCGGGCATGGTGTGTCCTGCGTCGCGGGCTGCTTGGATTGCGTCTCGGTAGGCGTGGTCGGCTGTTTGCCGTCGACTGGCCGCTCGTGCGACCGCTGAAAGTAGTCTGCTCATAAGGTGAGTAAAGCACACTGGACGGCTTGTGTCAAGTGGGTTTGTCTGTTTGTTTGTGTGGGCGGACGGGCCTGTTTGTTTGTCCGGGCGGACGGTGTACCCTGACGCTATGAGCGGCAACAGGAAGTCAGCTGCGGAACGCCGTGCGGAACGTGCCTCTCAGAACAGAGGCGGAACAGTGGGGAACCTGCGGCCATTTCAGCCGGGCCAGTCTGGGAATCCTGGGGGCAGGCCGAAGGGCATCGCGAGCGCGGTGAAGGGGAAGGTGTCGGCCGACGAGCTCGCGGATATCTTCCTTTCGGTTGCGCTGGATTCGCGCGCGAAACCGATGGAACGGATCGCGGCAGCGCGGGAGCTCGCGGATCGTGGGTGGGGTAAGGCGCCGGCGTTCGCTGCGATTGAGGGGCACGATCCGCTCGAGCTTGATGCGACATTGGAGGCGTTGCAGGGTTTGACGGATGAGCTTAGGGCGCGGCGGGATGCGCGAGAGGCGCCCACCGGGAGCGCCTCTCTACCGGATGCCGCATCGGGCTAGCGTCCGATTCTGTCTAGTAGCGCGAGGATTGTCGGAGGGTCGAACGTCGCGATGTACTCGGCAAACCGCGACGGCCGGTCAGGGTCCTCGAAACACTCTGCAACGAGTACCACGTCGCCGACTCTGGTGACGCGTTGCGGGTAGGCGTGTTCCCACTCCCACGCGCTGCCGTTGTCGGCTGCTTCGGCGACCTTCCGTAGTTCGGATAGGTCAGGCATCGGTCTCGTCGTCTAGCACGATGGGGTGAAAGTCAACCCATTCGGTGACTGCGGCGCCGGAGATCCCGATCTGCCTGTATCCGATCATCCGGTATCCGGTGCGGCCTTCCCTGCGCAGCTGCCGCATAATGTCGACCATCGCGAGCCGCGGCGTCATAGCGTCCCTGAACGGCGCGCGATACTCTCCGTCTCCGAGCAGCACACCGATCTGCCACCTGAACACTCTCTGTCCCAGTGAATCCCTCATGTCTTTCCCTTCCCTTAGAGCGTGGTTTCGACGCCGTTGTAGCCGTCCCAGAAGCGCCGTTCGACCTTGCATCCGTGCGTTGACTGTTCGGCGCAGATTCGTTCGAACGCGCGCGTGGCGTCCGTCTGGGATGTGGTCTCGCGAATGGCGGGCATGCCGGCAACGTTCACCTGCCAGTAGGGTTCGTCCCTGTCCGGTAGCGGGAACGTGGCGAGGGTAACCGTGCGTGCCATGTCGTCTTCCCCTTCCTATGTCTTGTCGATCATGCGCTAGTCAACGATCTCTTGCAGAACGGTTGAATCGTCCCGCACGTTCCAGCGGCCGACGTTCTGACCGTCCAGGAACGTTGTATCGAACCTGACGTATCCCAGATAGGTGAACGGCTCAGACGCCACGATTCGCGTCCCTGCGCCTCCGAGGAACAGAACCTGTCCCTTACGGATGGACCGCGCAGGGATCTCAACTGTCCGCGGGATTGTGTTGTACGGCATAGCTAGCCTCCGATCGGACCTAGGGTCGAATGTCGAGTAGTTCGCACACGGCGATCGTGGCGAGCCCTAGCAGCGTGGTCGCGAATCCTGCGATGGCGACAATGTGAATGGTGGTCATGACGCCACCCGTTCCTGACCAGGGGCTATACGCGCGTCCATGAAGTACTGGAACGATCGCGCCAACCCCCACGACTGTCGACGCACCAGCACACGCAAACCATCCTCACAAGTAGCGATGATCTTGTGCTCCGCGCTATCGCCGTCCCGCACAAAGACATCACCAACAACCCAGTTCGTGCTCATGTCTTCCTCCCTGTCGGTGTAACCAGAATCCCCCTGATCGCGTAGCCAAGCAACCACGCCCGCTCACTCTGAGAAGGCCACGTCATGACGCCACCCGCCGCTCCCACAGCCACCACCGGCCCTCCCAGTTAGCCCACGAATGAACACACTTCCACCCCTCGCCACCAGGAACCACACCGGCAGCAGTAACGCAAGTTTCCAGCCGCGTCATGACTGCCCCCTCATGGCGCGCCGGAACCCGAGCCAAAACGCACGCGTAGGGCTACCAGCCGCCACATACTCCGTCCCCCGCACATACCGATCGAAGTCTCTACGTCGCTCAGACGACATGGACTGACCGACCTTCCGCCCATACTCCACACCCTCCACATAACCCTGCACCTTCCCCTTCACCCTCCCCTTCACCTTCGCGCTCATGTCTTGCCTCCCTCTGGTTGACATGCCCACAAGGTACAGGGCGCTTGACTGGCTGTCAAGGGGAACGTGAGCATCCAAGCCATAAACTAGCCAAAGGTCTAGGCCAGGGCAGCCGCGAGCCCACCCCACCAAACCCCACTGCTACCGCCGAGCCCGGGGTGCTGCGGCGGGGCGCGAAGGTGTTGGGTGCATACTTCAAGTTGTATTGCATGTCTGCTTGTGGTCTTGTAGTCTTGTGGTCATGTCTGAGGTTCGGATGTTGAGTGCGCGGGTTCCGGATGAGTTGTTGCGGCGGTTGCGGGTTGTGGCGGCGAAGAACGGGATGTCTGTGCAGGAGATCGTGGTGGGGTTGGTGGCGGCGTATGTGGCGAAGAAGGAGGCGGAGCAGGGTGGGTGAGTTTGATGTGACTCCGGCCGATTCGGTGAAGTTGGAGAGGATGGCGTCTGCTGCGGAGCGGACGCGGGTGGGGGCGTTGCGCCGGTCTGTGTCTCGTGAGCAGATGGTGTTTCGGGCGGGTCAGGCTGCGGCCGAGGTTTCGGTCAGGCGGGGCGAGTCGCGCTTGGATCGTGAGGGTCGTGTCGCGCGGGCTCGGGCTTACGCGGCGTGGGAGTGGGACGGGAAGCCTGAGGGGGACGCGCATCTGGAGGAGTTCGGTGTGAAGCGGCTGGACGTGACGGACATGGACCCGACGAAGGGACCGATGTTCAAGCGCGGCAAGGACAGCTAGTGCCAGACGGCACGCAGTGCAAGCTTTGTGGTCAGGTTCACAAGTGAGGGAGAACATGATGCGCGACTGGTTGAACGGTTTGTTGGGGAGGCCGTCACGTAACGGACGACGGTTGCTTGAGTGGCTCGAGCACGCCGGGAGGGTGGAACGGAGGCCGTGGTGACCGGCGATGACCCCCTCGACGTGCTGGCGGACTACGAGGGCGCGGTCATCGACGCGGCTGCGGGAGACCGGGTGTATGTCGATGCGTTCCGTGCCGCCCTCGCTGCTGTTCGGGCCGACCGGGACAGGCTGCGGGAGGCGCTGCGAGAGGGATGGACTCTGGTAGAGAACTACCCCCTATCGGGGCAACGTGGCCCACACGAACAATGGGATGCGTTCGCGAAGGAAGCGATGCGTCTGCTCAGCCCAGAACTCTCAACTGCTCTCGCCCAATGCTCGCAGGGAGAACCCCGGTGAGCGCGGCAGACCGGTACCGCCAACTCGCGGCAGACGCAACACCGGGGCCGTGGGACTGGAGAGGCGGATATCCGCAGACGATCACGAACCCCGGCGCGATCCTCGTCGCGAACACGTACATCGACCCCGACACCCGCGCGTATGACGCCGAGTTGATCGCGGCGGCTCCCGGCATGGCGTTGCTGCTGGCCGACTGCCTCGACACGCTCGCGAAGCATGGGTCCGCATACCAGGAAGGGCACGGCAGCTACATCAACTGGGCCGAGGCCGACGCCCTCCTCGCGCGTGCTGCTGAACACACGGGAGAAACAACGTGAGCGCGGTGAACGAGATCCCCCTCGACATGCCGCGGGCGTGACCGCCGCCCTCAACCTCCTCGAGTACGCCCTCGTGATCGGCTGGCTCGCCGTTATTTGCGGGATCGGCTGGTGGTTCCTCGGATGAAAGAAGCAGCCCTGTCCGTCCTGTCCCTCTGGCTTGCTTACAGACTGCACCGCAACACGGCCGTGTCCCCCAGCAGGAGGTTTCCGTGTGAAGCTGCTACTCGTCACCCTCGCCGCGCTCGCCCTGACAACGGCGGCGCACGCAGGAGAAACGAGAACACAGCAACAACAGAAACTCACGCACAGCACCCATGTCATCAGGTTCTTCCAAAACCACCACTGGATGCTCGCCACCCAACACACCCACTGCACCGATGTTCCGTGGACACAAACCTGCCGGATCGCCCGCGGGCTCCACGCCAAACACCAAGCACGAGCCGCCACGTTACGTAACAGCCTGTGGCGCACGCTGCCGCACACCAACGACTGGCGCACCAGCGTGACCCTCACCCAACGCATCTACCCCGGCACCAGCCAATGGCTCCTGTTCATCAGCGCCAGAGAAGGCGGCTACGGCCGGTTCGTGATGAACCACCAAGGCTCCGGCGCAGGCGGCTGGATGCAATTCATGAGATCCACGTTTTACGCGTACATGGACGACGCCCGACAATCCGTGAACGCGAGAGGGTTCACCGTCCCCGCAAACATATGGACATGGACGCACCCGCTCGGCCAGGCCCTCACGGCCGGGTACATGCGGTACACCGGCAGAGACGGGTGCCACTGGTGTCTGACGTGAACGACTGCCTGCTGGTGCCTGTGACATGACCACCACCGAGCACCAGCCCGACCAGCTGCAACAAGCGCTCGACCACGCAGGCGGGCTGGTGCGCCGCTACCCCACCCACGACATGATCACCCGGTACGCCAACCTGCAATGGCAGGTGTGGCGCAACCGAGCCCGGCCCGAACAACTCCCCCCCGACGGCGCGTGGCGCACCTGGTACCTGATGGGCGGACGCGGATCCGGCAAAACCCGTGCCGGCGCCGAAATGCTGTCCCGCTGGGAAGCCACCAACCCTCCCGGACAGTACGCCGTGATCGCCCCCACGTTCGGGGACGCAGTCACCGTGTGCGCCGAAGACCCCGGCTCCGGCCTCCTCACCGTGCTGGGCGACCGCATCGAACCCGGCCCCTCCGGGTGGACACGATCCCTCGGCCAAATCAACCTCCGCTCCGGCTCCAGGATTTTCTTCGACGGCGCCGACGACGGCGCGCTCCGCATCCAAGGCAAAAACCTGAGCGCCGCCTGGTGCGACGAAGTCGGACTGTGGGCATCCCGGTGGGAACGGTCATGGAAAGAATCCATTCGCCCCGCCGTCCGCCACGGCACCGCACGAATAGTCGCGACCGGCACCCCCAAAATGGGACACCCACTCGTCGCGCTGCTGGTCAGCGACGAACGGATTCCTGTGTCCCGCATGAAAACGATCGACAACATCGACAACCTCGGCGTCGGCTTCTACGAAGACCTCGCCGCCGAAATGGGCGGCACCCGACTTGGCGCACAGGAGCTCGACGGCGAATGGGTACTCGCCCTCGAAGGCGACCTCCTCAAACGAGCATGGTGGCGCTACTACCCGCCGCGCACCCAGCGCGAGACAGACGCGCAGTTCGTGAAAAGGCTCCCGAACTTCCAAATGGTCATCGTGTCCGTCGACACCCCCCTCAAGGACAAAGAGTCATCGGACTTCGTCGCGATCCAAGTGTGGGGAGTCGACAAAGCCAACCGGTACCTGCTCGACGCCCGCACCGACCGGATGGGCTACGACGCCGCCAAACGATCCGTCACCGAACTGTCACGGTGGGCACGCCGCATGTGGACATGCCAGCACCGCACCCTGATCGAAAACGCAGGGTTCGGAGCCGAACTGATCGTCGACCTGAAACGCGACATCGGCCTCGTCGAGAAAGTCAGCCCCGGCGCGGAAGGCAACAAAGGCCAGCGCGCCATGAGCGCCAGCGGCGACCTCGAAACCGGCAACGTGTTCCTGCCAGGACGCATCAAAGACGACCTGTCCGGCCCGGACGAAACCTGTCCCGCCATCACCCACAGCCTGGTGGAGGAAGCCGCGCTGTTCCAGATGGACGGCACCCACCAATCCCATGACGACCAGGTCGACGCGTGGAGCCAGTGCATGAACTGGCTGCGCTCCCGGCAGTCTCGGCGCTCGCGGACATGGAGCAGCTTCAAGCAATGATCGAACCAGTAGCAGTCTCCATCGCGCACACCGAAGACCTCACCTACGTGGTGTCCTTGATGCGAGCCAACAGAGAATCTGTTGGTGGACTTCCAGTTCCCGCCGTGAAGGAGCGTGTGGAGCGAGGGACGGTTCTCCTTGCCAAGATCAACGGCGACCCCGTCGGGTATCTGCTGTTCGACAACCGTGCCGGAGTGATCCGCATTCCGCAGGCGTGCATCCAGTACGACGCACGCAGACGACACTACGGAGTAGCACTCGTCACCGCGCTGCTAGAGCAATACCCAAACACCGACGAGGTGTCCCTGCGATGTGCAGCCGACCTCGAGGCGAACATCTTTTGGCGCGACATGGGCTTCGTGTGCGTAGGAACCCGCCCCGGAGGAAAGCGGAGAGGCCGGACGATCAACTCTTGGACACTGTGGCTCACCCCGCGTCTGTTCACGGCACAGGACATCGCCCAGCCCCCCGCGGCGCAGATCAGGCAGGACGCGATGTACGACAACACCGACTACCTCACGTCAGCGCCAGAGGGATTCCAGGACGCGGTCCTGCTGCCTAAGCTGGCGTGGTCAAACCGGACATGATCGACATCCTGATCCCGGTGCTCGGCCGTCCGCACAACGTCGGCCCGTTGGTGGAGAACATCCAGGCGACCACCGCCCTTGAGCACACCATCCTGTTTTTGTGCTCCCGCCACGACCCCGCCCAAACCGAAGCGTGCCAAGACACCGACGCCACCACCCTGATCATGGACTTCACCGCTGGCGCAGGTGACTACGCCAAAAAGATCAACCATGGGTTCGCGGCCACCCAGTCGGAGTGGGTGTTCATGTGCGCCGACGACGTGCGGTTCGAGCCGAACTGGGACACCAACGCCCTCAAAACCGCGCGCCACCACCTTGACGTTGTCGCCACCAACGACCTCGCTAACGCGCAGGTGCAACGCGGCCTGTTCGGCACCCACTGCCTGATCCGCCGCCGTTACATAACAGAACAAGGCGGCACCGCCGACCAAGGGCCAGGGTCAGTGCTGTTCGAGGGGTACGACCACAACTTCGTCGACCGCGAGCTCTGCCACACCGCCCAGCACCGCGGCACGTTCGCGTTCGCGCGCCACAGCCGGGTCCGCCACTACCACCCACTGTGGAAAACAGCCACGACCGACCGCACCTACCAGAAGGCGCTCCGCAGGTTCCGCGACGACCAACGACTGTTCCTCTCCAGGGCACATATGTGGGGGCATGTTGGTCTGTCCGCCCACGAAAGGAAACTAGCCGCATGATCCGCAATCTCCTCCGTCCCCTACGGCTCCTCGAGCAGCAAGCCGTGCTGATCGAACGGCAAAACGCGTTCATCCAACTGCAAAACCGGCAGATTCAGCAGCAGCAGTTGGAACACGCACGGGATCTGCGGGGCATCGTGGCGGCGTGGCTGATCAACCTGGAACAACCCGAGATCGATGTTCGCCAAGACCTGGCCGAGTTCGACACCGTCCTCGGCCACAGGATCGCGAGCATCGAAGAGCACATCCTGTGACCATCAGCGTAGTGATCGCCACCTACGGAGATCCCGAATGGCGAGAGACAGCTTGGAATCGGGCCGTCCCTTCCGTCATGGCTCAAGAAGCGTACGCAGCGAAGAACATGATCGTCCGGCACGGAGGAGAGACGATCGCGGAATCCCGCAACGGAGCAGCCGGAAGCGCCCAGTGCGACTGGCTGTGTTTCCTCGACGCGGACGACGAACTCGCCCCCGGCTTTCTCGGGGCGATGCAGCGGGCGTTAGAGCAGAACCCCAGCGACGGCAAGGTTCTGCTCACGCCCGCCGTCCAACAGATCCGCAAAGGACGACCCGGCAAACCATTCTTCTTCCCCGAATGCACTTTCGACACCGGCAACTGGCTGGTCATCGGAACCCTCATCTCACGCGACCTGTTCCACCAGATCGGAGGGTTCCGTGAACACCCCCACGGCCTCGAAGACTGGAACCTCTGGGCACGCGCCGTCCGTGCCGGCGCCCGAGTGGTGAAGGTGCCGGACGCGGTGTACCGCGCGCACATCAACCCGAAGTCGAAACACCACATGCTTTCACGGCGCCGTGACGAGTACATGATCGCGTATCACGCAGCACAGGCGGACGTGCTGTGAACCTGACCGCCGCAGAGATACAACTCGGACGGGCGCGGATCCGCGACTGGCCGAAAGAAGAGCGCGAGTTCCTGACGCGCCTGACAGAACCAGAGGCCGAAGCCATCGTGCTGCTCGTCGCGCTGCTGGACATCCGTCCCGCTGAGATCCCACCGGAGGAAACACCGTGAACCTCCACACCGTGATGGTCACCCACAACCGGCTCGACCTGACCAAACAGGCTGTCGCGTCCTACCTGGAAACCGTGCACGGACCATGGTCACTGGAGATCGTGGACAACGCGTCCACCGACGGCACCCAGGAATGGCTGCTCGAACTGGTCAGCCAACCAGACCTTGTCGAGAACACCAGCGTCACCCTCCTCCGCGAAAACCGTTATCCCGGGTTCGCAACGAACCGTGGCTGGGAAACCGCGCCTGACCGGACAGTGCTGCTGCACCGCGCCGACAACGACTTCGTGTTCCTCCCCGGCTGGGAACTCCACGTCCGGCTGATGTTCTCGACGAGCGACACGCTCGGGCAGCTCGGGTTGCGCACCAACGACGAAGAACTTCACAACCCCCGCAACGTCGGCGGCAACTGCGTGATCCGCAAAGAGCTCTGGGACCAAGGGTTGCGGTATGACGAACGGACCTGGCCGGAGATCAGCGCGAAGGTCCCGGGGTACACAGAGGACTCGTTCATGAGCCCCAAGGTTGTGCAGATGGGCTGGACATGGGGACGCGTCACCCAGCCGTGCATCCGGCCGATCAGCCAGGAGTCAGCGGACGACCCGTACTACCGGCAGACGTGGGCTGACCGCGGCATCCACCATTGATCAGCATTGTCATCCCGACACTCACCAGCCGCATCCAGGCCGGCTGGCTTGCCCGCTGCACCAACGCGTACACGCAGACGCTGGGGCGGGTCCCACACGAGTTCATCGTGGTCGCAGACAGATCCGCGTGCGGCATCGCATGGAACGAAGGGATCGCGCGGGCAAAGGGAAACTACATTCACCTTACAGCCGACGACATCGAACCCCTGCACGGGTGGCATCTCCCGGGGATGGTCAGCGCCGACCGCGGCGAACTAGCCGCCGCCCGGATCCTCAACACCGACGGCACCCTCCAATCCTGCGGCACCGATCACCTCGAGCACGACGAAGGCGAGGAAGCGTTCGTCGCCAGGATCCCGTTCGCCACTAGAGAACAGTTCCAGTTGATCGGCCCGATGATGAACGAGCAGTACATGGGCGACTACTGGTTCAGCCACCGCGGCCGACAGGTCGGGTTGAAAAGCGTGGTGCGCCGCCGATACTGCTTCGTTCACCATTACGCGCAGGAAGGAAGGATCGACACGTTGGCAGCAGACGTACGCGCCTACAAGAAACTGGGGGGACAGTGAGGATCCTGGTCACCGGACACAAAGGCTTCATCGGCAGCCACCTCGCCGCCGAGCTCCGCAACAACAACCACGACGTGCACGGCATCGACCAGATCCTCAGCCCCGCCGACAACCTGTTGATCCCCGGTGTGGCCGACCGGGCTGTGCGCCAAGCAGACGCAGAAATAGTCGTCCATCTGGCGGCACGCGTCGGGCGGCTGTTCGGAGAAGACCACCCGGCAGACACGATCGCGGACAACGCCGGCATGACCGCGCTCGTCGCGAAAGCCGCCGCCGCCCACGGCGCCCGGTTTGTGTACGCGTCCACCAGCGAGGTGTACGGAGACCAAGGCAACCAAACCTGCCACGAATACGACGGGCCGTTCGAGCTCCCGCACAACATTTACGGCCTGTCGAAACGATGGGGCGAAGACGTTGCCTGCCTATACGCCCCCGACGGGCTGGTGGTGCTGCGGTTCTCGATGCCTTACGGCCCCGGGCTGCCCGCGGGCAGAGGACGCGCAGCGATCATCAACATGCTGTGGCAAGCGCTCCACCGGCGCCCGATCCCGGTTCACGCCGGCGCCGAACGGTCCTGGTGTTTCATCGAGGACACCGTTCGTGCCGCCCGGTTGGCGATCGAACACGGAGACGGCGCTTACAACGTCGGGCGCGACGACGACCCCGTCACCATGCACAGCGTGGCAAGGCTCGCTTGCGCGTTGACAGGCGCAGCCGACGACCTCGACCTGATCCAGCTCACCGAAGCACCGGCGAACCAGACGGTGGTGAAGCGGTTGTCAACCGAACGGATCCGCACCCTTGGTTGGCACCCGGAAGTGGAGCTACCCGAGGGAATGGAGAAAACGCTGGAATGGGTACGTCTGTTGGACGAGGACGGGATGCCAACCCCGCAAGCGATGGAACTGGTGTGAAGGGAGAAAGGCGATGGCACGGAAACGCAACACCCCCGCGAAGAAGAGCACGAAAGCGGAGGCCACCCTCGAGTTCGAGGATGGCTACTGGTGGATCAAGGACGGCCGCAAGAAAATCAACGCGGGCCGGTCTGAGCGGTACGCACAGTCGATGCTTGCCGAACACAACGAAGACAAGTGACGGTCACGCTTGTTGTTGTCGCGCTCGCCGCTTGGCGCACCTGGTACCTGATCGGCCAAGACGACGGCCCCTTCAACATCCTCGACCGCGCCCGCCGTTACATAACGGGCCTGCCGCGCGACTGGAAAGAACGCGACCAGATCCCCGACAGCTATCGGGAAGGCATGAAGGACTTCCTCGAATGCCCCTTCTGCCTGGGGTTCTGGATCGCACTCGCGTGGGCGGGCCTGTACGCCCTGGACGACGAGTGGGCGTTCTGGGTCGGGCTGCCGTTCGCCGTCAACGCCGTGACCGTGGCGGTCAACCACTGGCTGACCGCTGACGAGTAGCATCCGTCCGATTGTGCTATCCGCTCAACTGACTACACTCTCCGGCATCTTCGAGAGGAGGAAGTTCACCGTGTGCGGATGCAAGAAGAAGCAGCGCGAGCCGAAGCCGAAGTAGACCGTGCCGCTCCCGTCTAGGCAACAGAAGCCTCGGGCGCGGGCACTCACCGCCTCAGCAACGAAGCTCACCGCAAGGGACTCCGCCTACGCGAAGCGGCTGTCGCAGCCGTGGCAACTACGGTCCCTCGGCTACTACGACACGATCGGTGAGATCAACTTCACGTCGAAGTTCCTCGCCCGCCAAATCTCCCGTGTCCGGTTCTTTCCCGCGCGCCGCCTTCCGGACGGCACCACGGAACCGATCACCGAGGGTTCCCCCGTCGAGGTTCTGAACCAGATACAGGACCCCGGCGGAGGACAAACACAACTTCTGTACGACTACGGCCGGCTGATGTTCGTAACCGGCGAAGGCGTGCTGTTCGCCTACGACCAGGGGCGACGGTGGCGGTTCCTGTGGAAAGACGAGGTGCGCAAGGAACCGGACGGCACCTGGGTGCGTCTCAACGCGGAGAGCCAGCCGACAGGCGATGTCGGTTCCGCCTACCGGATCTGGGCTCCGCACCCGCGGTACTCCGACTGGGCGGACGGTCCGATGCGAGCCGTGCAGGACATCTGCGAAGAGCTGCTGCTGCTCACGATGGCTGTCCGGTCGACGGCGCTGACACGGATGACGAACGGGATCCTGTGGATCCCACAGGAAATGGATTTCGGTCCGCTCACCACCGGCATGGACGAGGACCCGGAACAAAGCCCGTTCATGTCCGACTACATGGAGCACACCCAGAACCAAATCGATGACCCCGGCTCTGCGGCTGCGCGCGTCCCGTTCGCCGCTGTTGTTCCCGGCGACTGGATCAACGCCGCGACATGGATGAAAACCCATGACCCCGCAACGGACTACATGGAACGCGACCTTCGCGAGGAAGCCATCAAACGCTTGGCGCTCTCCCTCGACATGAGCCCCGAAGACCTGTTGGGCTACACGGACGCGAACCACTGGACCGGACGACAGGTCCAGCTCGACCGGTGGCGCATGTTCGGCTACAACAAAGCCGAGCTCTGGGCGTCCTCCGTCAGCGACGCGTATTTGCGTCCCACGCTCGAGCAGGAACGCTACTCCGGCTGGGAGGACGTGGTCATCGGTTTCGACGACAGCCAAGTCGTGATCTCACCAGACAGGACCGAGGACGCGCTGAAAGCGCACAACCAGGGGCTGATCAACGGGAAGGCCGCACGCGAAGCCCTTGGGTGGCGCGAGGTCGACCAGCTCGAAGGCGAAGAGAAAGACGAGTGGTTCGCGCTGAAACTCAGGGAACCGGCGTTGCTGGGCGACGAGTTCATGCCACCCGCGAGAGGACCGATGCCGAATGGAAACGGACAGAACGGAAACGCCGCCGACGGGCCACCCGCCCCCGGAACCAACAGCGGAGTCTCGCGGCAGGAAAACGTCAGGGCTTCCGCCCGGATTCTGGGTGCCGCCGAACTCGCTCTCCACCGGTGCCGCGAGCTCGCCGGGGTCAGGGTCCGACAAAAGTGCCCTGATTGTGCCGACGGTCAGCCTCTCTCGATCGTCGCTGCTGCGATCGGGGAAGCAGTCACCGAGGACCCGTTGAAGCTGGTGAAGGGCGCCACCGACGGGTTCCGTGACCTGCTGACCGAGCAGGGGATGGATGCGTTGCAGGCGTCCGCGTTGTGTCAGCAGCTCGAGGTGTTCGCTGCCCGCACGCTGTTCGAGCCGCGCTGCCCGGAACTGCCGTCCGGGTTTGTGGCTGCGGTGAACAAGGCGCGGGAGGTGAGCCTTGCCGTGGCACATTGAGCAGCGCGACGGGAAGCACTGCGTGATCAAGGACTCGGATGGGTTCAACCAGGGCTGCCACGACTCGCGCGCCGACGCCGTGAAACAACTGCGCGCTCTGTACGCGAAGGAGGACACCATGACCGCAGCAATCGCTCCGCTCCGTCCGGCGCGGGACTGGTTCTTCCGCGCCGAAGCCGACGGCCCCACCCCACCCACGTTCACAGCCGCCGGCGAAGCGTACGGCCACCTGGCGCTGTGGGAAACCTGCCACGCCGGTTTCCTGTCGGGAGAGTTCGGGGAGTGCGTGAAAGCACCCAGGTCCCCGTCGAACTACCAGTTCTTCCACCTCGGTGCCGTCGAAACCTCCGAAGGCGAAATGGTGGCCGTCGGGAAACTCACGTACGGCACCGGCCACGCCCCACTCGGGGTTGGTTTGCAGGCAGCGTCGGCGCACTACGACGACACCGGTTCCGTCGGCGCGTTCGTGCGCGCCACAGACGGCAAGTACGGCGTCTGGTTCTCCGGCGCCGTCAAGTCCGACCTGTCACCCGAAGGGCTGCGTGACATGCGCGCGAACCCGCAGTCGGGTGACTGGCGATCGTTCAACGGCCAACTCGAGCTGGTCGCGAGCCTCGCGGTGGTGGTGCCGGGGTTCCCGATCCCACGTTCGCAGCTTGCGCTCGCCGCGTCCGGGGTGGCGTCCCTGATCCTGCCGGGATGGACGCAGGAGGATCTGGTCGAACCCCGGTCGAAGGAATATCTGCGGCGCCGCGAGTCGCTTTCGTCCGCCGTTCGCGGTTGACCGTCCGGGTCAGGGTTCAGGCTCACCCCAGCAGAGAACATCTGCGCGGGAGGCTGCTCCACCACATGGTCCCCCTCCTAGCGGACGTGGTGGAGCACTCCTCCCACCCACCCGACCCATGGGCAGGCTACAAACAATGCCTCGCCGACCTCCCCGACGAAGGCCATGTCCTGATCGTCCAGGACGACGCGCAACCAGTACCAGGGTTCGCGGACGCGGTGCAAAAGATCGCTGAGCGGCACCCGGACAAGCCGGTGTGCCTGTGGATGAGCGCGATCCCCGCGAACGCCGCCGCCCGAGCCCGACGCGCCTACGGACACCAGCTGTATGTGCCGCTCGGGCCGGCGCCGTTCGTTCCGTTAGTGTGCGTGTTGTGGCCTGCCAGGGCCGGACGTGCGTTCGCGCGGTGGGCTGAGACAGCGTCTCGGCTCACCCGCGCGGACGATGGGAACGTCGCCCGGTTCATGCGACAGACCGGCCAGGAGTTCCTCGTCACGGTGCCCAGCATTTGCGAGCACGACGATTTCACGCCGACGGTGAAAGGCGGGAGGGGAGAGTCGCAGGGCCGTGACCGCTCCCGTGTCGCGGCCCTGCTAGCGGATGATGCCAGCCGCTACGACTGGTAGTGTCTGTTCCGGTAGCGACAACATAAAGTCGTCGTTCCCTATTCATCGTCGGCGACGCCCCTCCGGGGGCGTTCGTCGTTGTGTCGTCCGGAAGCGGGATGTACACTCCCGCGTAACGCACCGGCCGCGGGGCGGCGGTGCCACGGGACCAGGGGTTCCGGCTGTTACGTAACGGCAACTTGAAAGGAACCCCTGATGCCACCCGAACGGAAGGACGACGGACTGTTCCCCGTCCTGCCCGACGACCTCAAGGCGCTCACGAACGACGAGCGGCAGAAGCTGCTGGACGACCATGTGTCCGCCGCCGCGTTGATCGACGCGAACGACGAGGAGTTCCTCGCCGGTCTCTCGGGCGACGAGATCATCGAGCAGTACACGCAGGGTGTCGCGCAGATCAAGCAGATCCGTGAGGTGATCGCGGAACAGCAGGCCGAGTTCGAGGCTTTCGAGGCGAAGAAGGCGGAGCTGAAGGCCGAGCTGGAGCCGGAGCCGGACGCCCCGGAGGACGAGGGCGACGAGGACGAGGTCACGGCGGACGAAACAACGGAGGTTGTCGCGGAAGCAGAGCCCGAGGCAGAGGCCGTGACGGCGGACGCGGAGGAGAAGGTGCCGGTGCTCGCGGCAGCCCCCCGGTATGCGCGCCGCCCGCCCGCCCCGGCACCCGCACGCGAGCCAGAGCCGACAACTGCCCCCAACGGGGCCGCGCTGCTCGCGACCGGCGAGATGAGCCTGAAGTACAAGGAGCCGCTCGACCGGCGCTCCCTCGAGGGATTGGTCGGTGACGTGATGGCGCACCACGGGCCGATGCCGAAGATCCACCAGCCGGGAGAGGCCGGCAGGTTCGGTGGCCCGGAGCACAAGATCGCGAAGGCCGAGTATCCGTTCCCCGAGGAGCGGACGCTGACCGGGGACGTGGACCGGGACGCGGAGAAGGTGCTGGCACAGATCCCGGCGCTGTCGATGCCGGGGTTCGGGCAGTTCACCGGGATTCCCGGCCATGAGAACGCGCTGGTCGCGTCCGGCGGCATCTGCGCCCCCGCGACACCGTTCTACGGGATGGTGAACTTCGCGACCGAGGAAGAGCCGGTCTGGGATTCGCTTCCGGTGTTCCGCGCCGCACGTGGCGGCGTCAACGTCCCGACCAGCACCTACATCGCGGACATCACCACGGCCATCTCGAACATCTCGGCGGACGAGGACGCGCAGGGCGGAACGTTCGCGACGAAGAGCTGCCAGGCGCTCGACTGTCCCCCGTACACCGAGACGCAGGTGCAGATTTTGGCGCACTGCCGTGAGTACGGGAACCTGAACGCCCGGACGTGGCCGGAGAAGATCGCGCATGAGAACGCCCTCACCATGGCCGCGCTCGCGCGGACCTCCGAGGACTTCATGCTCGAGCAGATCAAGGCGCTGTCGATCAACGTCACCAACGGCGTCGAGACCCTCGGCGCGCTGATCTACCTCGTCGACGCGATCGTGAAGAGCAAGTTCGGGATCGCAGGCCGGTTCCGGATGCCACGCAACGCGAGGTTCACGGCGCTGCTTCCCAGCTACACGCTGGATCTGCTGTTGCTCGACACGATCCAGACGCAGTTCGACCGGTTCAAGACCCGCGGCGAGATCGACGCGTATCTACGGTCCACGGGGATCGACCCGGTCTACTACATCGACGGCAACTTCGCTGCCGGTGACGACCAGCTCCCCGACGCGGCGCAGACCGCGGCGGCGATCGACGGGTTCCCGAACACGGTGCAGTGGGCGCTGTTCCCGCAGGGCGCGTTCCTCGGGATCGACAGCGGTGTGCTGGAGCTCGGGATCGTCCGTGACAGCGTGCTGAACTCCACGAACGATTTCCAGGTGTTCGGGGAGCGTTTCCGCAACGTCGTGCGTCTTGCGCCCGCCCAGGCGGCGTACTGGATCACGACCGACTGGTGCCCGAGCGGACAGTTCCCGCCCGCCGGGACGGCCCGCACCTGCGAGTAGACAACTGATGGCGACTGAAAGGGAAGGGGGCCGAGAGTGAGCATCACCGCGGTAGGGCCAGCGGTTGACCTGGACGGTCCCCTTCCTGTCGCCCCGGAACACTCGCTGCTCAACACCCTGTTGCGTGACCGCGAAGGCGACCTGGTCAGCGTGGTC